TTATTGTGCCGGTGTAGTTGTTGGCCTTGGCCCTGAACCGAACTTAATCGCTACATAGCCTATTCCTGCCGATAGAGCGACATGCCAAATAGTAGTCCAGTCAAAGGTAAAAACACCTTTCGACATGCTGTCACCAATAACAGCTACTACAGCGGACACCATAGCAATTAGCAATCCTTTGATAAAATCAACATAGTTTACACTTAAAAATTCTGACTGATTCATATTGTTTAATTTAAAAGGGGTTAAAAAATATTTTAATAAGCTTTTTTGATATAACCGCCAGCATCAAACGTTACAGTTCCACCGCCGGTTGACAGGTTAGTTTTTAATGTAATGGCTGTACTTGCTTTAGCACGTATAGTGGCATGAAACGAGTTATTGCCGGTTGTACTGATATTGCTAAAACTTAAAGTTTGGGCATTATTGTTTTCATCCGTATAAGTACATTGCGCCTGTATAACATCAGTGCTAATAGCAGTTACATTCAAATAGCCATCAATCACATAAGTAGCGGTACTTCCCACGCTTGTCACACTTGATATATTACCTATCGTCGTTTGCGATGTAAGATCGTTTGTTGCTGATGGCGATAATGAATAAGTATTTGTGCCGTCCTGATAAGTCAGGATATTATTCAGGTTAAATAAATGCCCGCTTTGATTGTTCGGTGTTGTTGATGTAGAGCGCAAACGCATCGATGCGTAAGAACTACCTGCGGGAATATCTAAAAACGCCGTCGGTGTATTGCCACCTATCGCCGCTAACCCATTGCCATATACCCTGAATCTATTACCTCCGGTGACTGTATAAACTACATTGGTAGCCGCATTTGTCCATGCATCGGTAGTCATGGAATTATTTGAAGCAATAGCCGTAATGGTATGCATTTCACCGTTAGCGGTCAGTTGGTCGCCAATTTTAAAGGTATTGGTAAATTCAGTACCCGTGCCCGTTACGGTTGTTCCGGTCGCAGTTACGGTAATTTCACCAGGCGTATAGGTAGGTTGATCTACCTCAAAAATTCCCATTGGGTTCGTTGTATTGTTGCCTATGGCGAAACCGAATGGGTCAACCTGAAATCTATAATTAAAACCGCTGCCTAAAGAAACACTACCGTATCTCCAACAATATGAAGATGAGTTCGGCGAAAGCGGAAAATCAAAAGCAATCCCCGTTACGCCACTCCCGTTTATTATATTCCAACGTGGTATCTCATTACCGGTTGAATACGGTAGTTTTGTCGTAAATACGTTAGTAACTCCTGTTCCTGCAAGCGTATTAGTAGTTGTAAGATTGATGAGTGTTTTAAACCCGGATATGGATTGTGTTGTACTATTATCCATGTAACCCCCAACAACCTGCGATTGCCCTATGGTGCTGTATATTGGCGTTGTACCGCCCATTAGAAAACTATTAGCTGCACCTATGCCTAACGGTGCCAATTGCCCATTAGATGCCAAATAGTAGAGAGAGCCAGTTGCTTGGCCACTTATATTGGGAATTGCTCCTGTAAAGCCTATCGTTCCGAAATTCCTGCCACCTTGATTAACCGTATTGCTTCGTATGGTAGAAGCTGTATCTAAGTTATATACCGATTGCAAATGATGAACAATAGTCCAGTTCTGCGCAATAATATTGTTGCTTTGCACATTTGTCGCTGTATCGATCTCGATGGCTGATTTACCAGTGTTCGAGCCATTATCGGTGATCGTAATATTATTCAGCTGTACATTGGTGATCGTATGACCTGGGTGACCGACTATCCAAATCGGGTGTCCTGTCATAGCGGCATATTCACCGATCTGCACATTTGAAAACTGTATATCGCTGAATGAAGCGCCTGACGTAGTAATATAAAACGCGCTTGCGGTCGAAGTTTCAGCGGATGAGTTGGAGATCATCAATTGTCCCGTTGAACCAGTTACGGTGCCTTTAATGGCGTATAAAAGATGGTTATTAAGGTAGCTTATCCATTTGGTATTAGTGACTTTACCACCTCCCGAGCTGTTAAAAATGATACCCGAAGCAGTGCTATTAGTACCAGCTACAATCGTACAGTTTGAAAGAGCCCAATCGCCGTCGTCGGGATAAAGTGGGGAATTAAAAACAACAGCGCCATTCTGCATTCCTGCGAAGATGTCCTTATCGAAACTTTCAAAAAGTCCATTCACAACATTGGTTTGATTATAGTAACCCTGTATGGTAGAGCGTGTAAACCTGAATGAACCCGCATTGGTAAAAGAAATACCCACGCTTCCTACTATAGGGGTAGCTCCGTTCCCATCAATGAAGTTTATTCTATCAATGTCAACACCTGGCGCAGTAATTTTAATAGCCGTATCACCAACAGCGGTACTGATTAGCTGTGTACCCGCCTGGTTAAAAGCACCCGTAGTACCATTCCAGTTGCCGAGATCAGCCGATATAGTGCCACCTGTGCCTTGTATGGTTATCTTTTGGGTGACGTGTACCTTTGAAAACTTTATACGCCCCTGCGGGATAAACAACTCGCCGCCCTCTGGTGTAGCATCAATAGCGGCCTGCAGGTTGGTAGTTTGGTCGGTGGTACCTGTGGTGTCAGTTACATAGGATAAAGCTGACACAAAAGGTACAGCAGTAGAAATATCGCCATCAAGCGCTACCGTTCCGTTTTTATTTGCAGGCCAGTATATATCACTGTTTTGGGTTAACGTCGTAGTTGGCCAATGAACATTAACAGCATAACCAGGGCCTGAACCATTGTTATAATCGGGCTTGTAATTCATATTACCATATCCGTACCCAGTATAATTACCTGAACCGTCTAAAAATAATAAAGACCCTATTTCAAGCGCGGTAGTAAGGTGTAATGAACTGCTGTTAAACTCGATGCCGTCATACCGTAGCAACATATTTAGCCCTCCGTTTACACTGTTAATACCATTATTAAAAGAGGTAAGCCCTGTAAATGGCTTTTGTCCGGATAAAATACTATCAGCAATACTTTGGGCATAGGAATTAACCATCAACGAATCCGCAATTTTTTTCCATGTAGTTGCGTGGCAGTCATAATAATATAAATGATGATCGAGTGTATCAAGGAATAAAGCGCCACACTTTACGCTGTCGGGTACATAATAAGGAAATGACGGCGTACCGCCTTTGGGCACGCCCATAAAGTACCGCGACCAGGTAGCCCAGTTGGATAATACCTGTGGGGTGTGGGTCTGCTCATAAATGGGCTTTTGCTGCGCCATCAGCGCCGTGCTGAAGGATAAGAATAGTAATAAATTAATTAGTCGTTTCATGTTATTAATAGGGGTTTTAAAAGCTTTTTAAACACCGGCGTATTTTATCCATACGCCTATAATTCCTGCCGGAATATTCTTCATTGCATCGGGATTGGCTTTACCAATCGGGCTTGTAGGCGCAAGCGTAGGAATCTGTGTATTATCTGTAGCACCGCAAAACTCATACGATTCAGTACCGGGGGTTCCGTCAACACCGCCTGTTGTTTTTAAATAATACCTGATTTTTGATATTGCATTACTGATTGCGCGACCGATACTGCTCGGATGACCCGGTGTAAATAGCTGATCGTCCACAACGGTAAACAGCGAAAATTTAGGCAACATATCTGTACTGCTAATCACGAGGTCTTTTGAACCTACCGATGTACCGGGATTGACTTTAAAGTCGTCGTCTGTGGTGTCCTGCGGGATAGGTATTTTGCCTGCCTGATCGGTATCGACCACCCAACCGACAGGTATTTCGCTGATCGGGCCAGTCCACCACACACGGGCACGGGTAGCGCCTAACGCCGTTGGCGTAAACACGGCTAACATTTGGTCGTACTTTGCCATTTTAGTCTGTACAGAAGCCATAAACGCGCTTAACTGGCTGTTCACTACACCGTCAGCATAAATCCTGATCTTTTCACCTGCCTGAAGCTGGAAATTGGTAATCGTTACTTTGCCGTTAACAGGGTCGTAGGTTACCTGACCATCTTCAAAATCGGCTATGTTCAGCTGCGTACTGCTTATGGCAAAATCCGTCTTGCCAACTAAACGAACATCAGTAATCGTACAGCTGCCATCGCCATTATCAATATAGGAGCCGTCGGTAGGACGCACTGCAAACGGCGAACCCAAATTTGTTACCGTGCCGCCACCGCCGCCGCCTTCAGCGCTGAAGGGGAGCGCCGAAATTTTGCTTTGCCGCAGGGTTTGCGTAGTAGTATCATAAACCCAAACCAAATCATCACCTATGGGCGCAGCACCATCAGGATAAGGCGGCGAATTGGGCATCTTTATTTTAGAGCCAACAGGCCGCACACCTGAAAATGTAAATCCGGCTTTAGTAACAACACCCGTTGGTGTAGTTACATCCACATCTCCGGTCGCGCCCGTATTGCCAACAATGGCGTTAATGGTTTCATCGTCAACAATAACAAAGGATGCAGCCACAACGCCGCCAAAGCTTACCGCCGTTGCTCCGGTAAAGCCTATGCCGGATATGGCCACTATATCGCCTGCGTATGCGGATGCCGGAAAAAATGAGGTTATAGATGCCATTCTTTAAATCTGATTTAATAGTTTAATAAAAGGGGGAAGTACGGGCACCGTATCGGCAAAGACGGGATTGCTGTACAGGTATGGTTTACGGACATTGCGCGTAAAGCTTACAAGCCTGATGTTTACGTCGAGGCCGGTATCAGTATTAACCAAATTGTACACCTTGCCTAATTCCAGTGTAGTGCCGGTATACCTGAACCATTTGCCATTACATTCAACTGTGTATTGAACCTTTGCCGCGCCGTTGATGGTAAAATACTGCTGCGCTGCCGTATTCAGCCGGGCTTCAGCATCCAACACGTATGAAAGCGGCATCAGGATATTGATTAAAACATAAGTATCACCTGCTGCGGGTTTCAGGTCATCATTCGGCACCGTTACCGTTTGGCTGCTGGTGTTCACGTTAATCACAAACTGCTTTGAACCAAAGTCGAACGAATGAATATCAAAAGTATAACCGGCTAAAAGACCCGAATTAAACGTAAGCTGTGCGGTTACGCCCGGAATAAGATATTCATTTACATCAAAGTCAATATCCTCATCTGTAAAGGTGAATTTGTCAATGGCAAATGTTACCGCTCCGGTTCGTTCGGGGTATATTTCAGGTGTTTGCTGCTGGCCGTCAAAAAACACAATTCCTTCAAACAATCCGTATTTATCTACATTCTTTTCGATATAAGGCACATCGCCCAAACGCAGGTATTGCGCACCGTTTCGGTAATTGCTGCCAATGTTCTTATTGCTGCCGTAAGCATACAGGCGCGTTATCATATTGGCAGCGCCTGTCGTGTTCTGATTGGTGCGCTCAATGTTTTTCAACGCCTCGTCCTGTCCGCGCTGCAATACAACCCCGCTGATGAGCTGCTTTTGCACCAGGTAGATCACATTGCCCTCAATGAGGTATTCAGTTTTAAAATTGGTAGCAAGCGTGGATAACAACTGTAAACAGGTTTGCGAATCAATGGTGATCGTTTGCACGTCTGCATCAATACACTGCCCAATCTGCCAGTTATCATCCGGGAAAACGCGCTGCATATTGGCTACGATCAGGTTCAGGAACTCAATTGGCTTGCCTGTGAAACTAAAACGCGCTTCCGTGAACTGGTTTGCGCCATTCAGCATTAAGCAATCAACTGCGCGAATGTCGGCCTGTGTGCCTTCCATCGTAAGCGTGTACTGGTATTCGCGCTTGAAGTTTTCTTTATAGTCGGCAGGAAGGTTCAGCTTATACTTACTACCGCCAAAAGTGCACCAGTCGCCGACCTGAAAGTCAATAAATACGGGGCGCGCGAAAGTGAGCGACAGCAGGTCGGCACGCATAATGCCTACCTGCTGGTTCGCCTGGTCGTCCGGGTCGATAATTGCCCGTACATCATTGGTGCCTTTTTGATATATCGTTATCATGCTGTTAAAAACCTGTCCTGATCGTCTGTGAGGTAAACCGGGATAATATTATTGTTGGGGTTTGTTTCGCTTAAAAGCAGGTCGAATTTTACACCGGCCTTTGACAGTTGGAGCGACCGGGTGACTTTCGATAAGTTTTGCTGATTCTGATAGTAAAGCACATAGGTGCGGTCGTGATCTTCTATATACAGCTCATGCGTACCGCCCTGCTTCAGCTCGGTGAACAATGCGTTATACTTACTGTTAAAATCATCGAGGCCATTACCCACTACTGATACATTCAGCGTAAATACACGGGCTTCAAATTTCGGGTCGGCAATGTCGATGTCGTCGCCATCCTCGTCGTCCCAATTCGTTTCATAGCTGGCCTTGCGCTTTGGATAAGCCAGCAGCGACGCTGTGCCGCCTGTAATAACAGCGCCAAACACATTCTTTAAATCTTTACCGTTTAATGTATTGCCCATCTTTAAAAACCTTTTTAATGACCAGCCGCCCGTAAAGCATATATCAGGTTGGTGCTGGAAGTGTTACTGTCAATGTCCTTTAGCTTATCTACCATTACATCGCTATTATCGGCCACACGCTTTGTGTTGGCTACGATCTGCATCTGCAAAAGTGTTTGCGATTTTAGTTCCGACAGGCTTGCCGCCATTGTGCCGCTTATGCCTGTAATTAAATCGTTGGTTTCAACTACAGCGAGGTGCATACCATTTAAAGCCCCTTCCAATAGGTTAGCCTGATCTGCGGTGATGCCCTGTATTTGACCTGCCAAAGTGGTAGACGACCCGCTGCTGCTGCCATTTCCCAATTGCGTGCCGGTGATCTGCTGAATCTGATTGAGCTGATCGACCGAGTTAGAAACAATCTTGTTGTACTCATCCCGCAACTGCGCGATCTTATCGGCAGTTAAACCGCCGTTTTCCGAATCGTTGGCGAAATCCTGATAGAATTGCTTCAGCTCGTCGTCCAGCACGTTGGATTCAAATACGCTTACCAGGGCGTTATTCATCAGCGTACCGAAGTCAGAGGCGAAATCAGCAGCACTGCGTTTACCCTGTTCAAAGCCCTGTATTATACCGCTGGCTATATCATTGGCAGTTGTGCCGGTGTACAGCTTCTGCATGGCTGCGGCGGTATCCGCTGTTGCCTGGTTGATTTGGTCTATCTCATCTTTTGCGTTTTTAAGCGATTCAAACCACTGCTTTGTTGCGTCATCCAGTTTACCTTCAGCGTCCAGTTGGGCAAGCTGATCGTATGTTAAGCCCTCAATACCGGCAGTGTCCTGAACGACCTTTGTTTTTTTGGCAATACCCAAAAAGCCGCCGTATTTCTCGGTGTGTTCGCCGGTGATCTGCTTGCCGGTTGCTTCGCCCTGTGCTAAAAGATTGTTATATTCTGCTTCGGCCTGCTGTAATTGAATTTGCAGCATCTGTTGACGCTGTTGCAGTTCAATACCGGTAAGGGTATTGATGTCCTGTTGGTTTCTGATTTGATCGCGTTGCGCCTCGTTATAGACGTACTGGTTATCGATAAGGCTTTGTTGATAAGCCTGCATTTGCTTTTGAGCTTCGATAGCGCTTTGCTTAGCAGCTTTAAAGAAGTTAATAACAGAGCCAACCATACTGATGACAGCACCAACAACGGGAATAGCAGCAGATGCTACCTGTAAGGTTGCACTTAATGAACCGGTAAAACCGCCGCCTGCATTTGCTGCATTTTGCTGATAGTTCTTTACTGCATCGGATATATTGCCAATCCCTGTCGAAATCTGCTGCGCTTCCTTAAAAAAGGTAGCCATATCCCTAAAGGTGTTTGAAAGGCTTTTATCAAAACCAGATACAGATGCCGAAAGCGTTTCAAACAACTGGCCCAATTCCCCCAACCCCTGTGCAATCCCATCAAGCAACAAAGCATCTTCAGCCTGTTTAATGTACTTCAAAGCCTGCGCATAATCATCAGCGCTCATTTTGCTTTGATTCATTACGAGTTGATCTTTTGCCTGCTCAATGCGTAACAGCGCCTGTTGGGTAGACAAGCTTTGAACGCTTGCGGCAAGACCTTCGTAAGATTGCAATTGCTGCGCCTGCTGAACATTCAAAAGATCGAGCTGCGCAGCGCCCTGGTCTTTCGCCATTTTGATGCGGTTGGCATAATCATCAGCAATAACGCCGGTCATCACCAAATCGCCGCGTTTGATAGCGTCGGCCTGCTCGTCGTTGCTGGCCTGCGTAAGCGAGGCAACTTCATCGTTTGTTTTTGATATGATCGCCTTTCGCTGATCTTCAAACGACTGCGTCGCGGTGATATATTGCTGTAAATCCTTCAGCGCCTGTACCTGCTCGTCTTTTTTTGCCTGTGGTATAAGCGTTTTATTGAGCAGATCGCTGGTGGCTGTAGCATGTGCTTTAGTAGCCGGGTCGGACGATGTTAATTGCGCCTCGGTCGGCTCCAGGCTTTTCAGGTAATCGAGATAGGATTTATACCCTTTTAGCTGGTAGGCATACAGCTCATCTGCTGCCTGTGTGCCTGCCTTTAGCTTAAACTGCTCATATTCCTGAAAAATAGCCTTTTGCTGATCGATCTGATTTTTTAGTACATCTACCGATTGCTGCGCCCTCAAAGCGGCGACTGCATTATCTTCAGTTGCCTGTAGCTGGTTCGGGTCTTGATAAGTAAGCCCTATGCTATTGGCATAAGCTTCGCCGCCGCCAGCCTTATGCGTTTTGTTATAACCGTCGATGAAATTTTGACGCTTTTGGTTATAGGCGACAATAGCATCGTATTCCTTTTGGAAACGTGCTTTTAATTGCTCAACAGCCTGATCGTCGCGGGTTTCATCTTTGGCAGCATATTCTTTTTTCAGCGCATCGATGTTTTGCAGTAAAGAGGTTTGCTGCGCTAATAATGCTTGTCCCCGGTTTTCAGCGCCGGTGCCTGATGGCTTTACTGAAAACCGTTGATTGATAATATCTTCAACCTGCTGTAAGTCTTTTTTATATTGATCTAACTGCGCCGTGCTTAAACCAACGGGGTTATCTACCGTTTGCTGCAGAGATTTTTGCATCCTTTCAAAATCTTGCTTAGTAGTAGAATTGGCTAAAACACTGCTAAAATTCTGAAGGGTTACCTGTAGCTTACTGCCAATACCGTTAAGCTGATCGGCCAAAGCACTTGCACCGCCACCGAGCTTAACGATGTTTTTTATCGTTTGATCGATAACATCAATTTGCGGTTGAATTTTTTGCTTTTGGTAATCAGCCATTTCCTGAATACCCTGCTGATTCTGCTGCTTGGATATGGCAGGTGTATAGCTTCCACTACCGGGCATTGAATAGGATGTTGACGCTGCATAACCCGTTGCGGCGGACTTATCCTCATCTGCCTTAACCTGGATATCCTGTTGCTTCGACTGCAATTCAAGTTTTTGCTTTTCTAACTCTTGTATCTTGCTTATTGCGGCCTGCGCAGTGGCTTGTTTCAGTATTGAGGCCGTTAGCTTATCATAGCTATCTTTCAATGCGCCGTTAGCTATTGCGAGGGCAGAAACATTTGCAGTTTCATTAGGCAAAAGTTCCTTTATTTTTTCTCCGGCATTAATCCTATCCTGTAAAGAACTATTGCTATCTTTCAGCACATCGACATAAAGCTGAAATTCTGTTATGCCCTTTGCAGCATTATCAGCCGATTGTTTCAAAACATCGCTCCACGAACTCATTGTTTGTTTTGCAACATCTAAGCGACCGGTGAATATATCGAGGTTTGAAATGTAAGTAATCAACATTTCGATAGCCTTCGCGCCAATGATTCCACTCAAAAACCCGGTACCTAACTGTATCAGCTGACGGCTGAAATTAGTTACCATGCGCGAGCCAATATTACCGAGGTCAGTAACCCTGCTAATAGCTGCACCAAACTTGCTGGTTTGCTCAACCGGCAACGCATTACCTAACTCGTCAAAACCTGTTCTACCAACATTGCCCAACCGGGTTATTTCTGCGGCGGTTTGCTCAATCATCTGATTGTATTGAGCGAGTTTTTGAGGGTCGAGCGTCAAAGCGGCGATCTGCTGGTATTGCGCCAAATTGATCTTTAGCCGCTCGATGTTCTGCGTCATCGTATTATTGAGCGCCGTGGTTTCAGTTTTTAGCTGATTATTGATCGCTTCGGCCGCGGCCTGCGCCTGCTTGTTTACCTCGTTGCTGGCATTGGTTAACGTTTCCTGTGCTTTTTGGGCATCAGCCAGCAGTTCGGGGTTGTTTATCACAAACTCAATGCTTACGGGGCCTATGCTTTCGTTATCCATTTATCGCAGGTTTAAAAATTCTTTAAAATCGTCTTCGTCTTCCAGGTCGGCACCTTTTTGTTCGGTCTTTACCTTTTTGTATGACGGGGCATCGGCAAGCATCATTTGGATATTTATCCAGCTTTCACCCCAAAGCAGGTATTTACGTGTCCATCCGGTTTCTTTCAGAATCATCCATTCAAGACCCCAGGGGCTATTCATGCCAACGGCCTTTAACTCCCCTGATTCGTTTGGCTCAAATTGGGTGCTGTCGTCGTCATCGTGCTCACCAATCTGATAGTATTCGTAAAAGCCTGTTTGCTGTTAAGGCCAACCAGTACGTTTGCCATCAGCATCAGGTCGATAGGCTGCACATGTTCGGCCAGCCATTTCGCCAACACCTTACCAAATAACCGGCCTCTTATGCGGCCATTTAACAGCGCCTGCGCCATGATCTCGGCCAGCGGCATAGCATAGCGCCTGTACAATTCATGCGCATTGGTTTCGCTTACATTGGCAAGCTCATCAGCCGTCATTCCGCTATTCAGGTAAATAAGGCTGATACGGTGCAGCGTACCTAAGAATGGTTGTCGCATCACCGGGCGCAGCTTACGAATACCAATTAGCCGTAACAATAAAGGCGCGGATACCCGCACCTTTATTCCTTTATCCAGCAGCGTTTCAGCCGCCTGTTTTTCGGTATTCATTGTTAAGCTATGTTAACGGTTAATGATACATCATCCGAGTTTACATAACCGTTACTGTCGGTAACAGTCAGTGTAAACACATAGTTGCCGCTTACGAGGCCGGTAACAGCTGTATTCAATGCGTCGGGCGTGGTAATGCCAGGCGCAGCGGCAGCAGCTGGCTTTGTTTTACATGTCCATGCATAGGTTGCCGTACCTCTGAATGGCGTTGCCGTACCTGCAAGGTTTGCATTAGCAGCAGCAACTGCGCCCTGATCGGCACCGGCATCTACAACCGGCAACTGGTATTTAACGATATTGATCGGCTGAACTGCCGGGTTATCGGGCAACAGCAGCATACCTTTTACATCTACCTGGTCGATACCTTTTTTAGAAAGCAGCGCATTAATAACCGCGCTTACCCTGGCACGTGGTATCTCAATGAGCAGGTCTTTTTTGGTGATGATCTGGAAAGCTTTTTCGATAAGCTCCAAATCCCTGCTGGCACCCCAACCGCCGTCCACATTCAGCACACCGCCTTTCAGCAACTGCAATGTTTCAGGCGTATAGTCCATTATGGAAAAGGACAATACGGTTTGTGCCGGGTCGCCGGGCAGCGATTCTACCGCGTAATATTCTTCTTCCGAATATATATCGGTGAAGGTTGCAGCGCCTTCTTTTAAGCTGGCGGTGCCCCCAACCGTTAACGGCAATTGCGTTAACATTATTGACATGGTGCCATCGTCGGGGATGTCACCGATCATCATTTTCTTTATACCAAAGCTTCTTATTTCTGCCATGATCTTGTTTGTATTTTAATAGTCCGAAGGACTCCTTCGGAGGGGTTTAAATTCTGTTAGTTTAAGTGGTTAAGCCTGCAATTTTTCCAGTTCAGCTTCAGCAGCTTCCAATACTTTCAGCGCGTCGTTAGCTTTAGTCACGGCATCGTTATAGGCTTTGTCAGCTGCCTGTGCAGCATCTTTAACCGCTTTTGTTGCCCCTTCAGCGGCAGCAGCATCCGCGGCCTCTTTAGCGGCGCTGCGTTTAGCGTCCACCGCCTCGGAAAGTGTATCGTATGAGGATTTCAATACGCTCACTTTATTTTGCGCCGCTTCCAAAGCTTCGGCCTTTTCGTCTACCGGCTCGGCTTCCTCGTCGTCCACATCGTCGCGGGTAATGCGCACAATGTGTTTATCCTTTAAGGTTTGGCTGTGTGCATCAGCAAAGTGTGAGCCGAAGAAAGCCTGACCGTCGGTTGTGAAATAGACGGTATTCTCTTTTGAATGCCTGCCGAAGATTTCTTTGGCTTTGGCCTTTAATTGCTTTTTATCCATTGTTTAAAAGGTTTTTAAAAGTTAAACAGGAACAGCCGCCGGTTCTTTTATGGTGATATAAAGGCGGCGTTTGCGGCCCTTGTCAGTGATGGTTTTAACCTGGCTGCCCTGTTGTAATGTGTTAGTCGGTTACTACGCTTAGCGGGCTGGCAGCTGCCGGTGTTGCAGGCGCTGCCGGTGCCGGTGTTTCGGCCTTTCCGGTAGCATAGTCCCAAAGCTTTTTAAATACATATTCCACGCTCACTACCGCGATGCTCCATATTACACCGCCTTTGGTGATCTTGGTGAGCAGACGGGCTGCTAATCCGTGATAGAAATTATCCAGGTCGAAGTTTGGCGAAAGTTTGATCTGTGATAACAGCGCGTTGATGACCGCCGATTTATCAGCTGTCTGAATGACGCTCTGAATATTGGCAAGTCCTGCAACTATTACGGGCAGATCGTTTACCAACTCCTCACGTATCACATCGTCAATATCACCCGGTATCAGGTCGGTAATGAGTACTGCAACCGGCGAAGCCAGTGCAGCACGGATATTGTTTACAATGGCGATAGCTTTTTCAACATCGTCCTGGTTAACATCTGCCGGTGCGGTAGACGTGGTTAACACGGTTTGCGACGTAGTATCGCTTACCTGCGTGGTTTGTGTTGTGGTAGTGGCTTTTGCTCCAAAGAGGCCAGCAACCAATTTTAAAAGTGCTTTTAACATCTTATTAATGGTTTTTAAAGTTTTGCTAATTGTTCAATAGTTCCGTTAAAGTAATCCAGGTCAATTTCGCCGCCGGTTGGCTCACCGGATATGCGCCCGTATTGGCTGTATTGCCAAAAATCCCATGATGCATACCCTTTTGGCAGGCCCGGCGCTGAATTTTGATAAGCAGCCAGCCAAAGCGGGTTATCCGGCCACGCATGATCGATCAGGTATTCAGCAAAGAAGTTTTTGTATGAATAAACGACAACCTTACGGCCTGTCGCTTTTTCTACAAGGCTTATCCAGTCGCTTGCCAATTGAATAAAGGCGCTCCTGTTAGCAATGATCTTTTGATTGAGATAAAGCGGCACCTGGTCTTCAATGTCCAGCATTGGCGGCAATACATTCGGCTTTGAAAAATCTATTCCACGGCTTAAAAAGTTATCCGCTTGCTGCTGTGCCGTACCCTCAACGCTCAAAAAGTGATAAGCACCCCGGAAAAGCGATGTGCTTTTCAAGTGCTGCCAATATTGATTAAACATCGGGTCTTTAAACGTCGCGCCCTGTGTTGCCTTGCAGTACACAAACTTCATGTCGGGGGACATTTTATCCCACTGTACATTGTTCTGATGGCTGATGTCGAATCCCTTTATCATTTCAGCAGATCGTTAAATTTTTCCTGTATCTTATCAATCCATGCGCTTTTATCCTTACCATCTATCACCGCTAAGTTTTCCAAAATGCTGACGATGTTTTCGTAAGTGATATGCGCGGTAATAAACACGTTCATCCAATCGAAAGCCCAACCCGGTATATATTTATGATGGTCGAAATAGCTTGTCGCCATCAGGTGCGTAAGCGCGATAACGATGAGGTAGCAGCAGGTTTTCACCGTAAAACGGCTGATCTTAATGCTGCTGATCTTCTCTTTACGAACACCTACAGAAGCCCAAATACCCGTAACTACTTCTGCCATAAAAGCGATAAGCAAAGCCACAAACACGGCAGCATCCAGCCCAAAAATCTTATCTACCGAAACGCTCACAGCGCTTAACACCAATAGTGTGTTGATGGCTCCATATTTGCAGCTCGGCACCAGGCTAAGCGCAAAAGCATGTGCGTTATGGTAGTCGAAGGTTTTTAAAAGTCGGGTTATGTGGCTCATGGTTTTGTCGCTTTACTATCCCCGGCCATTGTACCGGGGATAGCTTTAATGCATCAATCGTTATTTAGGGGTAAGGGTTATTGAGGGAATTAAGCAGTTGTTGCCTGAATCATTTCGATAACACCGGCATCATCAGCACGGCGACGACGGGCACCCATGCGTACCAGTGCTGAATAAATGTCACCATAGTAAAGCGGGTTGGCGATGTTTTCGAAGAAATCAGTTTTACCAATAGCGCGGCTTACGCAGTTCTTTTGCCATGCAATACCAACCTCACTGTCACCAGCTGCGGCAACAGCACCATAAGCTTTTAGCGCATTTGTGCTGTCAACAACAGCGGTTGCACTTCTGTCAAGTATATTTAAGCCGTACAGCTTGCCAATAATACCGGTTTTAGGGTCTGCACCGAGTGAAAAGTCCCTGTATTGGGTTTTCGACAAGTCTTGCAGCAATTGGTCGTACATATTTGCAGATGGCATATAATAGCGATCTGTTTGCGGCAGGTTAGCCAGGTTCATTTTTAACGCAATTGCGCGTACGTCATCTGCCACGTGCAACTTACGGTTGCCGGTCGCGCTTGGCGCAGTAGCAGCAGCAGCAGCACCGCTGGTGTAAAGCTTTGTCGGTACGGTTACACTTTCATCTAACCATTTCAATATTGCTTCGTCACCAACACGTTGAGCCAAATAACCCATGTGGTCGCCCAATACAGAATCGATCTTGTTATAGCTCAATTCTACCATTTCGGCATTTTCGATATGGGTTGGGTCGGTTGTGTACTCATCAATCTGATAGATAATATCAGTATCTGTTCTTTGCGACGCAGTTGCCGGGAAGGTTGTGCGGTTTTTGGCTATGTTCGGGCCACTGCCGGGGTTAGGAATATGGACGATTTTACCAGTGATCTTGTCGTCGTCATTCCATGCAAAATTTAAAAAGGTATTGTCTTTATACAGCCTTTCAATAATGTAATTTACCCATATTTCCACTTGTATACCGGCAACGTTTACATTGCCTTTATTTTTAGGAGACGGAAGTACAAACATTAATGCAGTCAACGAACCGATAAAAATCAGCGATGACATAATAGATAAGTGAAGGCTTCCTATCGCATTGTATACCGGTGTAATCAGCACCAGAAAACCCATGATCGCAAAAGCGATGTGTTTTAACTTTTTCATTTCAATTGGTTTATTTTAATAGGGGATTGAATTTTTAATTGTTGTTTTTTACCCGTGTGGATTACTTTTTACTGGCTATCCATTCGTCCTTCAGCTTTATAAATGCGGGTTCATCAAGCTGTTTAAGCTTTTCGAGCTTGCCAGTTTTGTGCAGTTCATCCCAACCTAACTTCACCAATTTTTCAACTTCACTGGTGTTAGTTGCCTGTTGCTGCATGGTCTGCTGGATAGTAGGGTTAGGCTGTTTACCTTCCAAAAAGGTCTTCACTTTCGCGATATTGCCGTCAGCCAGCTTTACAATGCCTTCAAATTCGGCGGCGGTTACTTTGCGTTGTACATCAACCGCGTCGGCTTTGATAGAGGCCAGTTCTGCCGCATCTTTCAGCTTTACCGCATCGGCCAGCTTTGTTTCCAGTTCGGTAACCTTCGGCTCGGTCGTCTTTTTGTAGTCGCGCAGTTGTACCAGTTCCTGGTAATTAGGGTCGGCCAGTTGCACCAGTTCGGTGAGCTTAGCTAAAGCCTCGGCCTCTGTTGCCGTGTCGCTTAGTTTAATCAACGGCAGCAGGCCAGCTACCGCGATGGTGGTTAATTTTGACATATTGCTAATTTTTGTTTTAGTAGGTTTCAGGTCGGCCAGCTTCACTTCCGCGCCGAGGTCATCGCAGAGCATTACGCCATAAGCATCAGGGTTGCCGCCAATGTCTACAGCGCTGTTTTCCTTGCATTTTGATTTGGTGATCGTGGGCAGCGTCTGACCCTGAAGCATATCTTCAGGGTCTTCGCTGATCTCAATAGGTTGGGCACAAATGCTGAACATATTGAGCACGCCGCTTTCGTACTTGTCAAAGAGCCGTTTCGCAAACGGGTCGTCTACATCAAAGTAGGGTTGCCCGGTCATTACCCCGTCAGCATCGATTTTAATATCCTTTACGTTGCCAATCGGCAGTACCTCATCTTCATCAGCGCCAGTAGCCCGGTAATGCATCCATAGCATAATTGGGTTATTTGTGTAGTCGGAAAGGTCAATACCTTCGCTAATCAATCTGAACCCCTGGTTATTTACCCGGTTGGTATTTAATACATAGCGTTTTGATGTTGGTTGAAGCATGTTTTTGCCGTTGATCGTCGTAATGATTGACACAAACGTAAACCGCTTTTTGAGGCTAAAAAAACGCGTTTCCGGCTTGCTGGCGCAGGTTGCCGCCTAAGCTGGCAGTTATTGCCAGCTTACCGGAATGCAAATTTTTAAGGCTGTTTAAAGGGTGCATTTTTGGAGTGTAAACCCCGAAAAAATGGTTAAAAACGACAGCAAGGCCAAGCGGCAGCAGGACAAGGATTACGCTAAAATTCTTTATGTAAAAGATAAGCTTACACAAAAGGAAATAGCTGTAAAAGTCAACAGGTCTGAAAAGATCATTGGCAAATGGGTCACTGAAGGCAATTGGGAAAAAGAACGAAAAAACTTTGTCCTTACACGTCAGGAGCAAATGGGCAATCTGCTCGACGAACTTACCGAGATCAACGAGTTTATCAAGTCGCTGCCCGAAGGCAGGCGCTTTGCCGACAGCAAATTAGCTGACACCCGTCGCAAGCTTATAAAGGATATTAAGGAACTGGAAACCTCATCCAGTAAGCCCGAAGCAATCAGCGCCTGTATTGCATTGCTTGAATTTATCCGCAAGGTAGACCTGAAAAAAGCGCAGGAGTTTGCACCAATTATCGACGGATTTATCAAATCTATTTTATGAGTACAAAAGCAGAAGACAGGGCGGCTTTAGGCGATTGGGATGATTATATAAAATCGCTCAACCGGGCTACCGTAGCCGAAATAAATGAAAGCGCAGAGGACAAGTTAAAGCGTATGAACGATCTCGAAAGATCGGGCAACGATGAGGCATGGTTTAAATATTATTTCCCGCACTATTATTACGCTGAACCCGCGCCATTTCACAAAAAAAGCACATCCCTGGTGATGAACAATCCCGAATTGTACCTGGTACGGGCGTGGAGCCGTGAACTGGCAAAAACAGCGCGAACCATGATGGAAACCATCAAACAGGCAATGACGGGAGAAAAGCGGGCGGTAATGCTTATCAGCAATAGTCTTGATGTTGCGGTACGCTTGTTAAAGGGGTATAAAGTAACCTTTGAAAAAAATGCGCGGCTCATTAATGATTATGGTGTACAGGAAAGCTTCGGCGAATGGACAGAGGAATGTTTTGTAGTAAAAAAAGGCTGTCTTTTCATTGCTGTAGGTGCAGGCCAAACACCGCGCGGCTTGAAGAATGAAGAAGTAAGGCCGGATAAGGTTATCATAGATGACTTTGATACTGACGCAGATTGCTTAAACCCTGAAATAAATGATAAGAAATGGGCGTGGTTTGAACAGGCCGTTTATGCTACACGCTCGATCAGCAACCCAATGCAGGTTGTTTTCTGTGGCAATATCATTTCTGAAAATAGTTGCATCAACAAGGCTATTGAAATGGCTGATTATGCGGAGATTATTAATATCCGTGATAAGGATGGAAAATCCACCTGGCCGCAAAAAAACACCGAGGAACTTATAGACAGGGCATTGTCAAAAATTAGTTGGGAAAGCCAGCAAAAGGAATATTATAATAACCCTGTAAGAAAAGGAAAGGTGTTTAAAGATGTGACCTATGGCAAAACGCCGCTACCAAAATCTTGCAAGTTCCTGATCGCATACGCTGACCCTGCTACTTCTAATAAAGACCGAACCGAGAGCAAATCAGCAAGCTTTAAGTGTGTAAGCATAGTAGGATTAAAAGACTTTAAATATTATGTATATAAAGTTTGGCTCGACCAAGTAGGCAACGGAACATTTGTTGACTGGCTGTTTGAGGCTGAAAGGTGGATGATATTAAATCACATCGACCCGAAACGAATCTACGTTGAGAACAACACCCTGCAAGACCCTTTTTACCAACAGGTTATTTTACCGTTGATTAAGCAAAAGGCAAAAGAGCAGCACAGGGAAGATTTACCTCCTGTGACGCCTGATGAGCGAAAGAAGCCCGATAAATATCTCCGTATTGAGGGCACGTTAGAGCCAATAGCCCGTGTTGGCAATTTGGTTTTTGATGAGCAATTAAAAGGTAACCCGCACATGAAAATAATGGAAACGCAAATGTTAAGCGTTTCGCCAACCGCAAAGAAGATAGACGGCCCCGATGACATAGAAGGCGCTGTTCACATTCTGAAAAATAAGGTTGCAGCAGATACCGCAAACATGTCATCCCGTCCACCACAAACCCGCAATAACCGCAGATAACTATGTCATTTCTCACTACAGACGATTTTAACACCCGCGCCTACCAGGAAAAGATAGACGCGATAAGCGAAGGCGACGAAACGCTTTTGCAGCCTGCCATTGATGCAGCCATAAAAGAGGCCAAAATGTATTTGAGCCGCTTTGACCTTACCGACCTGTTCGGCAAGACCGGCGATGACCGCGACCCGCTGCTGCTGCTTTGGCTTAAGGACATCACCATGTGGCAGTTCATCGCGCTGGCGAATCCCGGTATGGATTACGATGACGTAATGACGCGGCGCAATAATGCCATTGCATCGCTAAAGCAAATACAGAACTCTACCGCCGTGCCTGAAGGATGGCTATTGTTAAGCGCAAGCAGCTGCGGCCCCGACCCTTCAACACAAGTACATGTAACCAGCCGCATGATGCGCGACACTTACCGCTAAATTTTTTTTAAAATGAATGATTCCCCTATTAACGTAACAGGCTTTATGCCGGGGCAGTTGCCGGCAACTACGGCAGACGGCACCAAACAGCCGGTTATCTTGCAGCAGATCACCATAAGGCCGGTTAACCGGCAGTCGCAGGACATTAAGAAATGGCGGGCTGCGCACCGTTCTGCTGAAGGCTATATCAAACGCCGTGTAATGCTGTATGACCTGTATGCCGATGTTGTACTCGACGGGCATTATATCGGCACCAGGCAAAAGCTATTGGATTCGCTTACCGATGCCGATTGGACATATATAGACAAGGACGGCAACCCGGTTGATGAGATCAACCAGCTGATAGAAAGCGACGGTTGGGACGATCTGCTCGAAGTAATATACGATACCGACGATTGGGGCTATTCTACCCCTGAATTTACCTTCTATAAGGATTTCGAGGGCAAATCTGCGTTCACTGTCTACCAGTGCGACCGCAGGCACATGCGCCCGGAATTTGGCATTATTGCTTTCGATCAGAACGGCGACGACGGTATCAACATCCGCGAAGGCATCTACCCGTCAATCGTTATGGAGATCGGCAAAGCCAATGATATGGGTAAACTGATCTCCATTGCACAATACGCCATCTTAAAGGACGGCGATTTGAGCGATTGGGCGGCGTTCGTGCAGACCTACGGGCAACCGCTATTGGATGCCGAATGGGATGGCTTCGATGAATCGCAGCGCATCAAGTTACAGGATTCGCTGTTTAATATGGGTTCAGGCGGCGTAATTATACGCCCTGCTGGTACTAAGTTAAGCGTAGTTGAAAACAGAGCCAATAGTGACGGCAAGCTACAGGGCAATCTTTTTGATACGCTAAACAAAGAGATCAGCAAGATCATGCTGACCGCTACCGAGAGCACCGAGAGCAGCAACAGCAGTGGGTATGCGCAAAGTCAGACACATGAGGACATGGAAAGCAACCGCAAAAAAGCCCTCATTAAAACAACAAGAAAGCTTCTTAACAAGCGTTTTCGTAAGATTTTAGCCGCACAAGGATTCGATCTGAAGGGTGGTACTTTCATGGTAAAACCGGGCGAGGAAGAACTAAGCCAAAAGGATTCGTACCCTATTCATAAGAGCATGAAAGTCGATTTGAAAATCCCGATTTCAGACGATTTTTTCTATAAAAAATATGGTGTCGATAAACCGGAAGATTACGACAAGCAAAAAGCGCTTCTATTGGCTCAAAACAACGTTTTTGAAGAAAATCAAGAGCCAAACAACCCCGAAAATCCGGCACCTACCCCCCCTGCTAACCCGGCAGATAACGGCCAAAAGCCCCCGGTTGCAGACAAGGCCCAAAAGAAGAAAGCCCTGGTAAAACTGCGGGACGCGTTTTTTGATTTTTTCGGCTCGGCCCCGGCGATAGCAGCGACCGGGGCGATGATGACGATTGGCTGCTGTGGGATGCACCAGGCGGTGAATAACCGTTTTGTAACATTAGCCGATAAAACGAATAACAATGCGTTCCTGCAACGCATTTGGGACGGAAAAGGTAAAACCACGTTCGACGCGGGTACTTTCCAATTCACTACCAAAATACTGCTCGACGGTTTGCACGGCGGATGGAAAGGCAACCAACTGGCAAAGCTGGCGGATGACATCAGCTTTGCCTATGGCGTTGACGACCCTTCGCTGCTCACAGCCTTTGAAATGAACCTTTTTCGCTTCGGTGCAGGTAAGACACTGGCAGAAGTGCAGAAGCTTAACGAGCTGTACCGGCAAAGCAAAAGCTTCGACGACTTTCTGCAAAAGGCGCAGGGGGTAACGGACGTATTCAACAAAGGCCAGCTGCAAACCGAGTACAATACGGCCTATTTTGTTGGCGAGGCTTCGGCAACCTATACACGCCTTTTAAAGCAGGTTAAAACCTTTCCCTATTGGGAATACAAAACGGTAGGCGACGACAAGGTAAGACCATCGCACCGGGCGTTAGAAGGGCTGATATTACCCGCAAACGACCCGCGTTGGGACAGGATTTACCCGCCGAATGGCTGGAACTGCCGCTGCTACGTAGTGCCGCGTACCCGCGACGAGGTGAAAGACGTTGACCTGAAGGCCATGCGCCAAAAAGCCGACGATTATTTTGCTTCGCCTGAATTTAAAACCAACCAGGCGCAGGGATGGGGCGTTAACCGGGCTAAAACCGGCGAGGTGTTCACTGCTAACCAGCAGTACACCCGCAAGTTTCCGGGCAAAGCATCCAAAACGCTGGACAAGCTCGGTGCATCTGATTTCGGACTGCCATCCTACAGCAATGCCAAAAAAGCGGCTACGGCAACCGCGCCCGAATATACCGACGATGCGCAAAGCTTCTTTGAGGCGCAAAAGGCCGTTGACGGCGAAGCCACATTGAGGGATTATAACAATCGCCCCCTGCTGCTGGATGAGGATAATTTCGACTTCCACACAACAGGCAAAAAGGCCGACAGGGTGCAATACCTTGAAGCGATGAACGATACGCTGAAAAGCCCGGATGAAGTTTGGCTGAATGGGTATAAGGGTGGTACACTGGATAACCTGGTATATGTGAAGTATTATAAAGACATGACGATGATCGTGGTCGCAAACGTGAATAACTCGAATGTTACCGAAGTTTCCACATGGTTTCCGCTTACGGAAGATAAGACGGTTATCAGCAGGATTAGAAGGGGTTTATTAGTGATGAGTAAGTAACGGGTTAGCCTGCTAATGCGCTGTACTGAACAGCCGTCCGTGTCCCCATCACCCGTAAGGTGCTGGCATGGTCTTTCAACCGCATTAGCAGGCTGACACAAATATATGAAAATGAGCGCAAAAGACAATGCAAAAATTATTGCCGATTATTTTGCTTCACTGACCGAAAAGGTACGCGACCAGGTTGCGCCCGTTGTTGCCGAAACCGCTACCGAATATTACAAAGAATGCATCATGACCGGCCAGTTTGACGGTGTGCCCTTTAAGCCCCTTAGCCGCCAGTACCTGAAGTATAAAAAGCGCAATAAGGATAAAATACTATACCTGAACGGCCTGCTGTTTGCCAGCATACGGCCTGCCATTGTGGAAACCGACAGGGTAGTTATCAGCGCAGGCAGCAGCAAAGTACCCTACGCACAAATACAAAACGAAGGCGGCACGATCTATCACCCACCCCGATCTGAAACCTTTCAACGCAACCGGTACACTACCGGCGCAAAAGGAAAGATGTTTGGCGGTATGGGTGCCTTTAAAAAAGGTATTAAGAGCGACAAGATTTACGAAGGGCAATCATACAAAGGCTATAATGTCACTATCCCGCAACGCCGGTACATGGGGCCGTCAGCCGAATTGAACCAGCGTATTATAACACGCATTAAAAGCATTTTTAAAACACCATGAAAGATATTTATTTTATCGTCAAAGACCTGTTGAGCCAGGTTGACGGCCTTTATGTAGATTTTGATTACGGGCAGCTTGACGAGCCGCAGCCGCCTGTTAAGTTCCCGTGTGCATTACTTACGATTAGTTACCCCCAATGCGACGACCTGACCGGCAGCGATCAGCGCGTGAGGTGCCTGATAGGTGTAAAGATGGGTTTTATGGTAAGCGCACAGAACACCGCCAATATTTACACCGATCAGAAGATCGATATATCATTATCCTTTTTTGATACGGTTAACCAGGTACATGGCCTGATGCAGCATTTTTCAAACTATGAGATTGAGCCATTGAGCCGGAAAAGCGCTGTTACAACGCAGCGTAAGGGTTTGGTGATACTTGCTTCGGCTTATGATACTTATTTTGATGAAAGCGCGTAGATCAATTTATCGATTTCGTCGTTAAATTCAGCGTCGCCTTCTCCATGTTGCATGTGCCAAACAGCAGTTGATAGTTTTTTTTAATCGCTCTCCAAGTCTGCACTGAAGTTCATTAAAAACTGAAATTTCTTGACCTTTGGAGTGGTAACACCTCGCTTTATTTTTATAAATCAACAATAATTCTTCAGTTGTAGATGATTTAAGTTGCTTTGGTGTCATGAGTCTATTTTTTATCTAAAACGATGGTTTGTTCAGCTCTGACAAATTCGCCTTTTATATTTTCCAGCCTGTGAAATAACATTGATGGACGTAAATCATTCACCTCATTCAAATTGAAGGTATATTTTAAACTTGCCACTTTTTCCGTAGTTTCTACAGGCTTATGAGATTCGGTCGAAAGAAAAGCATTATTAGACCGATTAAGAAATACAAACGTCTTTTCTAAAGTTAGGTGAAGATATTTACCATTCGTAAATATGCCACACCTTGCATTAAGATCGGCAAAATATTCTTTCATAACGTCTGCCAGCTCATCGGCGGTAAATATTTTAAAACTTTCAGCGTCCATAATTCAAATTTAATTAATTCCAGGCATAAAAAGGGAAAAGCTTCCGCAGATCGGCGGTTTGTGTGTCGCGGCTGATGAGGTCTTTCATATAGTCGCTGCGCAATACCAGGCGTTCGCTTATCACCCGGCTGGTAATGAAAAATTCGTTTTCCATATTCAGCAGGCAGTCATCGTAACGCAGGCGTTTAATGTGGAAGTAAAAGTAGAAACGAGCGGCCAAAGCATCATCACGCCGATCAATAAACACATTACGATGTGATTTTTGTTCAGGTTTAATATCAATAGCAGAAGGGAATAGTCCGGCAATAGCCTGTGCACCGCGCATAACCAAAGATAATGCAGGGGGTAGCGGCTATGCAAATCGGAATTTTCTACAATTTAGAAGCTGGCTTCCTGCATGCCTTGTTGCAGTGAATTGATAATCGTATTTGCGCCCATATTGGCAAACAGATGATATTCGGTTAGGTACTCGTAAGGTTTTTTGCCTTTACTTAGACGTTCATCTATGAATTTATTAACGTCTTCGGCAGTAAGATCAGCATACGGCGGCTGCGGTGCGCGAATGTCGGTTACAGTATACCTGTACTTACTATCCTTTAACTCCACGATCAGTGATTCATAGATAAACCTGAAACTGGCGTGTTGCGGAAGTGCAGGCTCTTTAAAAACTATTTTAATGATACCCGATAATGTATCATCCATTTTTATAGTGTAATCAATGTTTGAAGGTTGCTTACTTAACCAGGTCTTACAGCGTTTATATAACTCGCCCTTTGTGGCGCTAACTTCAACAACGCCTTTGTATTCTACCTGCCCTGATTCGTTAACAGGGAATTTATCAGATTGCTGCGCATTGGCCAAAAATGCAAGCATAATTATAATGATGGTAAGTATAGGTTTTTTCATGAGGCCAATATAAAATTAAAAAAGCCTCATTTGAGGCTTTCTAAAGATTTTCTTCTATCGTTTACAACAAACTTTCCGTCTATTATATCTATTGACCATATTGTGGCTCGATCACTGTTTGAAAGGTCAGGAACAGTTATCACAATTGAATATGGTTCATATCCGATTGTAAACTTACAGCCGTAATAAACAATAGGCATATTATCAATATCATCTTTACTGGTATTAACATCTACGATCTGATAATATTCACGAATAGCCCTATCCCAATGTTTCGGAATATAAACAACGATTTTATCCCTTTTGATATTCATGAAATCAAAGTTCCTAATTACGCCCAAAAACACCATCAGCATTGCGGGAACATCGGAACTGCCAACATAATAATACTTCATATACAAATATACCTTTAAATCCCTTTTAAAAAGTCGCGTAATACATTTTCAAACTGCGAAACGAGTTGCACTAACTCTGTATGCGAAAATTCGTCTAATCGCTTCTTTTGGGCTGAATATTTAACCAGCCAGTTGTTCAGCCTTTGAATATCTATGCGACCGTCCGGCAACTCCCAATGCATTTCATGCGCTGCGCTCAATATCTTGCGGCGCATCAGGTCTGACGGGTTGGCCTGCTGCCCGGTAAGATCACGCAGGTATTTTACCAGTTCAACCGTTTCGGGGTGTGTAAGGTCTGCCAAATGCGTACTGCGGCCATCCGAGAAAGAGAAAGCAATATCATTCTTTTGCTTCATTATACCTGCTTTAGTCAGCAGTACGCGCACCATTTGGATTTGTCCGGGTGTCATTGGTTCACCCTTTCAATTACCTTTTCAAGGTATTTTTTAAAATATGTCCTATGATATGGCGTTGAAGAACCGTATTTAATATCAAATGCCACATCTTCTAAAAATGTAGTATCATTTTTAAATGGCAGTTGGTTTAATGGAAATTCTTCGTATATATTTTCCAATGCCTTTTTGGGTATTATGATTGCTATTGAATCATTTTCAACCTCAATGCTTATTTTATCTTTATTCATTTCAACTTAATCCATTCAGTTTCAAAAAATCTGTCGCGCAGGTATTTTTCAGGGTCTGCTATGCCTCTGTGTTTTGCCTGGCAGTATTCCTGATAGGCTTTTATGCGCATAATGGCCTGCATCTTTTCGGCATCGTTGAGCTTTTCAAACAGGGGTTCGGCACGTTTTCGGTTGATCTTTTTGTCGTAGATAGTCCAAAAACGTTCAAAGGTGAGGTCTTCGGGTATTTCGGTTATTGTGGCCTGTATCTTCGTTTTAAAGGTTTCTAATTCGCGCTCGTCAACGGGTATAAACCGCTTCATCCACTTAACGACGACCTCGTTATCGATCTCATTTTCATAATATACAATGTCGCCGTTATGGTCATAGCCGAAGATCACATGACCTTCAAACTTTGGCGATTTCAGTATAAATTTTCTCATAATTTTTTTTCTCGGTGTTTTATTGGTTAAAAACTGCGTTTCCTGCTAATTGAGGCTGTTTTTACCCCGAAAAACAGGTCAAAAACCCCTTGTTTAAGTAGGGGGCAGCGGCATCTACCCCCCTGTTTCAATAGGGGTTATAGCTTCAATTTCAGGGGCTTTTTCCTGTATTTGCTTTTGTGATTGTTCCTTTACCCGGTTCTTAAAGAACTCCGGGTTAAGCGCCCTTGCACGTTCCTCGAAGATTATATAAGGCTCAAAGCCGCCGAAACGGTTTTTTGCCACGTAGCCAATGTATTTGTGCACATATAAGCCTACGCCGCCATCGTACAGTATTTTTTCGGCTATGCTGATCTTTGGCATATTGCCTTTTGCATGCGACAGGAATATGAAATTCACCATCGGAAAGGCTTCTTTTAGCGCCGTGTATTCGTCCCAATGGAATTTGACGTAGTCGATACTATCGATGAACACAAAGCGCGGACGGCCTTTCTTTTTGAGGAAATCAAACAAATCCTCAAAGAAGCTTACATCTTTTGGTTTGTTGGCTACAGGGTCGATACACAAGGCTCTTGCCTGTCCCGGCAGGTTGATATGCAGCTTTTTACGTTTCCATCCTTTTTGAAGATCGTAACCGTGCCGCTGCTCATAGCTGAACCATGCCACGTCACCAATATCCAGCGATCGGAAAAAGTCGGCAAGGTCTAAGCAAATCTCTGTTTTTCCGTTACCCGTATTGCCGAACACCACCATTACAAAGCCCATGCACAAATCGCCTAGTGTTTCTTTAAATCTGCCTTCCATCGGCAGCAGCTCGAAACTCATTTGCCCGAATTGGAATCCCCCAAGTACTTTCATTTAGCTTAATAGTCTTGAATCCTCAAAAAATACATCTATACCCATGCGTACGGCGGTTTCAAACTCCCAAACTGCGCCTTCACTATCCCGCCAATCCTTCAGCAGGAAAACACGGTCAGCCATGCATAAAAGCGGTATAGCCATGCGCATAGCTTCTTTCCAGTCAGCATCAGGGGCGATAAAATCCAACGGGTTGAGTACGGCGTAGTTGGCAAGTTCCATCAGCGCTTTTGCTTCTGCAAACTTTTGTTTTACCTGTTCGTAAGGCAATCCGGTTACTTTCCCGGCGATATAGATCACCGGCTTTTTGTTTGCGGCCATCCGGGTAGCCAGTTGTGTTAAAAACGATGTTTTACCTTTCATATAGTTTAAAAATTTGTGTCAGTTACTTTTGAGTGGTTTGGTCGGCTCCATTATGCCTAACCTCGCAATGCTGGTAGCCTGCATAATCATCACTTTCGCACTTAATATAGATCAGCGTCAGCGCTAAGGCTGCTACTCCAAGCAGCAGCCAAAATTTGCGGTAGTTAAATCCTTCCATTGGTTTAAATTGATTGATCGTTTATATGAACCCGGCAGCGGAAACGAGCCGCCGCCATGCTCCAAGCCGGGTTAATTCTGATCTATTGGCGATAATTTTGCGCCGTATCCCGGCATTTTTGCCTCTATCAAATCTTTTTGATGCTGAATGGCCTGTATGTTATCTAAAAGGTCTGTAAAGCGTTCATGCCAATTACTTACTACCTTTCGCATAAGCCCCAAATCTTCGCCTTTAGCATATAAACCAAGTATTGCAGCACCTGCCGCATACGCAGCACCAAGTTCGACACAAGCATCTTTTCCGGCAGGCCCGTAATAGATGACTATCTCACTTGTCATTGCTCCTTGGATGTCAAACCAAAACGACTGGTCTGCATCGATGCTATTAACCCAATCTTCAAAAGCAAATTTTTTAGTTACATGATTATGGGTTTCTCCATAGTTATTTTCGACCCATGAAATAACCTCATGCCCTTTCTCACGTAGTAACTTTGTGAGCATTTCTACCCCGTGCTGATTTTTCCAGCTTGATGCGATATAAATTTTCATATTTGTGTTTTGTGTTACTGGCAACATTGCCAATTGAACCCGGCAGCGGAAACGAACCGCCGCCATGCTCCAAGCCGGGTTAATTTGCCTTATTTTTGTTTCGGATAGCAAAAAATGTAGACCTGCTTTTTTGCCGGTTCACTTTTGCCGCTCGGCTTTCATACACTTCTCTTGCCATTGTTAGATAGTCTTCTTTTGAAACTCCAGCAGGTATGAGAATCACCCCGTTTTTAAGTTTCATGTAGAAGTCTTTATAGGCTATTAGCCCGCTTATTTTAATATATTCCTCAAGCCCTGATTTTAAATTTTCGATGCTTTGGGTGTTTTCTGTTTTAGTCGGATTTGCGAATAGGTCTAAGGTTAGTTGGTTCATTTCGCCTCTTTTAATAATTCAATAAGTTTGTTAGATATTTTAATAAAGTGCTGCCGCCTTGCGCTGGTGCGCGCAGCAGCATCAGCAGCATCAGCAGCAGCAGCAGCAGCAGCAGCAGCAGCAGCATAAGCAGCAGCATCAGCAGCATCAGCAGCAGCAGCAGCAGCATCAGCATCAGCAGCAGCAGCAGCAGCAGCATCAGCATCAGCATAAGCAGCATAAGCAGCAGCATCAGCAGCATCAGCAGCAGCAGCATAAGCAGCAGCAGCAGCAGCAGCAGCAGCATAAGCAGCATAAGCAGCATAAGCAGCAGCATCAGCAGCATCAGCAGCAGCAGCATAAGCAGCAGCAGCAGCAGCAGCAGCAGCAGCAGCATAAGAACGCGCCGCTTTTCTTACTATATCCCACTCGCTCCATGTTACTTCCTGCGTAAGTGACTTTTCGAAAAGCTGCGCTACATTTCTAATGGCCTGACGGCCATTCTCATTTTTGGCATATTTTACGACGCCTTCGGCGTCGTCTGTTAATAGCCAAATCATCAGCTTGCGCCAAACATTGGTTAAGTCAACGCCAACGGGGATAGCTTCAATAAAATTTAATGGCCAATCTTTTGATTCTAACACAGGCAACCCCTCAAATATTCTATCCTCAAGACGCGCTATAATTCGCGGAATACCAAGAACAGTTTCATACCTGCCATGAATATTGCTTTCATCGACGTTCTTTTTTAAGAAATCTTCGGGCGTAAACATGGTGCAGGTAACGGCACATCCTTTTTGCCCATTCCAGTAAGTGCCTTGTTTCAGGTTGTCAAGTTCCCTGTGTTTTTTGATGTCCGCTATTTTAGCGTCCTTGATTTCTTGCTTTCCGTGAAAGCTGATTAGAGTTTTTTTCATGTGTTGTCTATAAATAATGGCGTTATTGCCATTGAACCCGGTCGCGGTATCGACCCGCAACCATTCTTTGAACCGGGTTAAGCTGAAATACTAAATGTGATTTTTACCTCTTTGCCATCATCGCCAATAGTGCGCTGCCAGCCTTTAACGAACATGCTGGTACGTGTTTTAAACTGCGCCCTTACAATGGTATCGATGCCGTCAGAGAAAAGCGGGTCGTTTATTTCCGACTTTTTGTTGCACAGTTCGGCTATACGTGTAGGGTTAAGGTTGCCTTTGCGGTCGGCTTTCATAAAGGTATTTACCAACCCGGCCAGTATTTCGCGGTTTTCGTCATCTGCCGACAGCGTTGCAATGAACTCCTTTACCTTATGTACACCTGCCGTTTCGGTGCCGTCAAAGCCGATAATGCTGTTAAAACCGACAGTAATAGAGCCGCTGCCGTCCCTCGCGGTAAAGGTGTGGCTGTCCTGGCTTTCTTTTGTGTTGTACAGCTCCTTTTTGAGTGTGATAAGCGTGTTAAAGCTTTCAAACGTGCGGCTGATGATTGCCTTTTGCTCCTTTGAAAAGCCTAAAAGTGATGGTAAAAACTCTGCTACCAAGCTATCCTGCATGCCTTTATAGCTTTCAATGTCGGCCTCTTTTTTCTTTTGAGCGTTGATCTGTTCGGCTTTTAGCTCCTCAATAAGGGCTGCCTTCTGTTCGGGGGTTAAATTTTCTAATGTCATATTGTTATTTGTCTAAATGCTTATTGTGTTTGCTGGTCAATTTTTCCTATCATTTTAATCACCACATTGTCGTGCAACTGGCCCGTATGCTCATTTACCCGAAAGTGAACAAGGAACGCCAGCGCCTGCGGTGTGCTTAACTTTAGCTTGTGTTTGTCCTGCGCGTAAAGCGTCATGCGGTGCAGCTTTTCGTATATCTCGTTGAGCAGCGCAAACACCATTTTGCTGTAATGCTTGTCGCCAATCACTTCGTAATTACGCAACTCTGCGCCGAGCAGGTCGTAGAGCGCCAGTAATTCGCTGCCGCTTAACTTTATGGTATTCCTCATCGGTATAGGTTTTACGGTAGGGGGTATCTTCCTCTACCCGGTTTAAATGCATCAGGCTGTCGAAGTACAAGCGCTTAAACGCCTTATCGAATTGGAGCAGGTTATCTGCGTTATCCAGCGCCTTGTTCACCAGGCTGCGGTCGATGCCAAAGAACCTTGCTATACGGGCCTTTTCCATCCTTTCCTCAAACATGAGCATAATGGCGCAATAGCGCGGGTACAGGTTTCTGTTGGTATTGCCATGACGCATATCGTCATAGCTTACACCGGATGCGCGGTGTACAAAAAATGCGATTTCTTCCTCACTGAAATTCATTGCGCTGTGTGTGTTAAATTGTAGATCATTTGCGCGTAGGCATCATCCATTACCACGCTGTTAGGTTGATATTCAATAGCTTCTGCATCATGAAAAAGGCGGTAAAAGCGGCGGCATTCATTTACGCTCAACGTAGCAGACCTGCTGATAAACTCCAAGTCGCGCTTGTGCCAGTGGTTACGCCACCACGCCCAAAAGCTGGCGGTTTGGGGCAGTTCCGCAAAGCCGAACTGATCTTCGCCAATCCAAAATTTGAGGTACTCAAAGCCCATCTCAAACTGAAAGTTGGCAAACTGCTGGTCGTTCCAGTTGAGCATGCGCATTACCTGCGCTTTAGCCTGCTGCTGCTCGGCTTTTATCCTTGCTGCCTGGTTCATGCCGCTTTCTGCTGATTGATTTTGAATTTGTGTACAAGGCGTTCTACACGGCGCAGGTCGATACCCCGGTGTATGTCGTCTATGCTTTCGTTGATGATCTCGGTGATGGTGAGCTGATCGGTAATACCCTGTGCCCTGATAACACTGGCGGCATCTTTGGCATCCGGTGCAGGTATCTCAATGAATTTCAACCCTAAACGGCTGAAAATCTCATTGTAGCCGATCTTTAACCGTTTGCGGTTGGTTTCAATGCGGGTTTTAAGATTAGGCGTACCCAACAGGATAAGGCCGCATTTGCCTTTCAGGATGTTATAGATGTCGATGAACTGGTAAAGCGCCTTGTTTGAAATCTTTTCCGGCTCGTCGAATATGATGGTAGGGTATTCGCGGCGCTCCACTTCGTTCTCAATTTGCCTTAACAGGGTTACTATTGAGCCGGATGCGAACTGTGATTTGCCCATACTTTCCAGTATGCCTATCAGCAAATCCCTTGTCTGCATTTCGGAAACGCATTTCACAAAGAAAACATCGGGCTGACTTAACCTGATACGGTCGAGCATATAGGTTTTACCGCTGCCAGGCTGAACAATGATGCCGTAAACGCTGCAATACACGCGGCTATCCTCAAACATGTGAAATAGTGTATTACTCGGTTGGGTAGATGCAAAGTGCCATTGTTCCTCTAAGTTCAAACCGAGCATTTTAGCGATCTTGCGCCACATGTCATCGCTCAACGCTTCCGACTTGTTGTTTTTGATCTTGCTTACGTAGGCATTGCTTACGCCAAGCTTGTTTGCAGCCTTGTTGTCGCTGCCTGATACCTCACAGAATTTGATTAAGTGGGTTCTGATTTGTTCCTTTGTAGTGTTGTCTATCATCTTATGTTAGATTTTATGAGGGTCGCAGGGTTAGAGCTGCGGCCTTCGCTGTTTATAATGCTTTTTTCCAGTCGAATCCGTTGTTATCTACCGGCTGCTCCACATGTCCCGGAATAGCCCGCTGCGCCTTTTGGTATAATGATTTTACAGTTACGCCGCCCTGCAATACGCTTTGCATGTCAATGTCTGCCCTTGTTAGGGTGTTGACGCGTTCCTCGATAGCTTCGGTTATGGTTTTCATCACTTCCTCTTTTCGGTCGAGGTGATCGCGAAGGCGTTTGCGGCTTTCAGGCGTGTGATCGATGATCGCCGAAGGCATATATTGCATCTTGTCGGCCACGAAACGCAGACCATGCCCGTCTGTTACCAAAATTTGGTTCATATCCAGCGGGTCGTACATGATCTGCACCTTTTTGCCCACGTTTTCGAGATACAGGTCGTGCGGTATCTCGTAGTGTGTTAAAACCTTGTTTACGGTGAGTTTAATGCCGCCAGCGGTCAATTTATTGGTAAATGGATGGCTTACACCGAGCAATTGGATGCGTTTTTCGGCGGTGATCTGCCGTTTTTGGCTGATTTCGCTGGCGTTAAAGGCTTCTAACCACTCTTGTTGAACCGTTTTTCCGGCTGTTTTGCCAGGTAACTGGCGCATTTCCTCAACAAATTCGGCTATCTTTTGGGGCATTTCTTCAACCGTTGGGTAGGAATCTTTGTGAAGAAGGATAGCATCAGGGTTTATTTTTTCCTTAGCGGTAACGTTATGACCGGCATAATTGATGCGTTTTTTAAGTACCTGGTGCCACAATACGTTAAAGGATGATTCAATATGCTTCGACTGGCTCACTTTAGCCGTAGCCGGGGTAAATACCGCCAGGCTTTTGAAAAATTCGGCTAATTTGGTGTCCTTTTTACCGGTAGGGCCTATTGCCCAACGATCGGTTTTGATTTGATGCGGCAGATAGCAGCCGCCTGTCAGTTCCATGATATGATGAATAGCGTTGAGGTAAGCTTGTTTCACCAAATCGATCGTTACCTCATCGCCAATGGCGTAACCTAAAATATAATCGTTGTAAACATCGCGGATGAAGTAACCTGCCGGGCGATACTGGTAAAATGTTTCGTTCACCATCTTTTCTACGCCATTCACTTTCACCTTGCGTACACGTTGCTGCTTGAAGTAAAGGTCTAACAGGTTATCGTCAGAGTTGATAAGGCCAAGCGGTGCAGTAGCGCGAAATTGTGGTATTTGAGGGCTGTATTTGGTGTAATTAGCGCCCTTACCGTCGCGCTGCATGGTTATCAGGTACTCTTTTTTATTGCGCCAGTAACCTACAGCCCCCGGTGTAATGGTTTGCCTGCCATTTTTAGCAGCCCATTCGTTGTAACGTGCGGCGATAAAGGTGTCGTCAAGGTGATTTTGATGAGCTAATAGCTCTAACAAAAGGGCTTCGGCAACCTCGTCTTTAACCTTTTTACTGTAGCTGTTACCGAAACGCCATTCCTCAATAAGGCATTCATAGCCCTCTTTTTTGTATTTAGTAAGCTTATCCTTTAATTTCCGGTCGCTGGCTGGCAGGTCTATGTCGTGTGTACGAACCATTTTACCAGCCATTACCCAAAAATCTGCTATGCTGATATTTAAAGCTGTTTTAAGGGCTTTTTTATCCTCTGTAAAATGCTTGATGGCGTTCAGCCAGGTAGCGGCAGCAGTATATTTAGGTATGTAAGCGTCCGGTAGTTTTAAGCCGGTAGTTTTGAGTACGTGATCTGTGTAAAAGCGCTCGGCAACCTCGTCATAGTTATACTTGATATGCTCGATGATCGGCTGCTGCCTGATATACTCGTAAGGGTTGCCGTATTTGGCTTTAACCTTTTCCTGCCTGTCGGCAGACATGGTTTCATACTCAATCAATATCCCGCGACCGTTACCACCAACGCCGATCACAGTGATCTTACCGCGTTTTTTGTCGGATTTGTACAACTCTTCCGGGTTGTATTCCTTCCGGTCAAAGCAGGCGATATACTCGTCGTACTCCAAACACAGGATATTATTTTCGTAGAATTTCATGTTTACTAATCAGGGTGCTCCCGCCCCTGTATCGATCAGGGGTGAATGCCAAACGGGATGGTTTTTAAATAAAATATTGTTGAAAGGTCATAGGGTAAATGCACCTTAACCCGAAATAAACAAGGCTTACGGAAGTAAAAACCATTAAGTAAAATACCATAGCCTCAATTGAGGTGAGAGGTTCGCCGGTTATAGCCCTGTACGGAATAAGCGCGGTTTGTTTTAAGATTCTTTTCAT